ATTGGTTGTTTCTTTGTATCAACCTCGTTGGAGTTGAAAACTGTCATGGAATCAACCATTGGTTTTCCCTCCAACCCTGTCTTAAATCTTACAAGACTCACAATCTTCCTCCTCTGATTCTAGAATATCGGAAATTAAATTCTCAAGAGAATGTCGGGTTTCTTCAACCTCATCATTCTTCATGTCATGTGTATTTTGGTAATAGCTGGTTTTCCAGCCGTACTTATATGTAGTCAAAAGGTCCTGTGCCATTACTGAAGTAGGAACTTCATTGTCTGGGTAATTTTCTGGATTATAGGACCAGTTTCCAGAAATCGCTTGATCAAAGAACTTTTGCATAACAGCAACAATATGAATATAACCGCGATTGCTAGGCATATCCCACAGAAGCGTATAATTGTTCTTAAGTGATTGATATTGGGGAACAATCTGCTTGAGTGGTCCTTTCTTCGACTTCTTAATGGACAAGTATCCGCGAGGTGGTTCGATACCGTTCGTTGCGTTTGACACAACGGAACTGCTCTCCGATGGCATCTGTGCGGACAAAGTGCTGTTCCTGACGCCATATTGCTTAACTTGTGCTCTAAGACCTTCCCAATCATACTTCAGTTCATTTGGAACGATTTCATCCACATCCTTCTTGTATGTATCAATTGGGAGAATGCCTTGTCCATACTTGGTACGATGTGAGTATTCACAAGCACCCTTTTCTTTCGCAAGGTTAACGGTTGCCTGAATGAGATAATATTGGAATGCCTCTGTCAGATCATGTACAAGTTTCCAGGCACCAGGATCGTCGTAATGCTCCCCGTGCTTGGCAAGATAGTGTGCTAGACCAATATAACCGATTCCAAGAGAACGGCGTGCTCTGGTGGCGATTTCTGCTGCTCTGACGGGGTATCCTTGAAAATCAATGAGTTCATCAAGACCCCTAACAGCAAGATCGCAAAGAACTTGAAGATCTTCAAGATCCCTGATTTTACCAACATTAATAGCAGAAAGGATACAAAGAGCAATTTCACCATCAGTATCATCAATGTGTTGAAGTGGTTTAGTAGGCAGAGTAATCTCTTGACATAGATTGCTCATCTCAACTTTATCCACAAAGGAAGAGTGAGAATTACAATGGTCAATATTCATGATGTAGAGTCTACCAGTTTCTGCTCTCTCTTTTAGGAGGTCCAGAAAGAGTTCTTGAGCTGCGATAGTTTTTCTTGGAATAGATTCATCTCGTTCATAACGAACATATAACTCGTCAAATCCATCAGTACCAAAAGCATCATACAGACCAGGAACGGCGTGAGGAGAGAAGAGAGAAATCTCTTCGTTGCGGATGAATCGTTCATAGAAGAGTTTGGAGATTTGAATACTGTAGTCTAACTTACGAACACGGTTATCTTCGGTTCCTTTATTATTTTTCAATACTAGAATGTCTTCTATCTCTTGGTGCCAAATGGGGAAGTGGACTGTTGCGCTTCCGCCTCGTATGCCATTTTGCGTACAGCAACGGACAGTCGCTTCAAACTTTTTGAGAAACGGTACAACGCCAGTGTGCTGGACTTCACCGCCTCTAATTTTACTGTTGATGCCACGGATGCGACCTGCGTTGATACCGATACCCGCCCTTTGTGCAACATATCGGCCAATAGCCATATCGCTAGTAAAGATACTATCGAGGGTGTCATCAACATCAACAAGGACACAGCTAGCGTATTGTCGAAGTGGCGTTCGCACTCCCGCCATGATAGGGGTTGGAATGTTGATCTTGTGCTTGCTGATTGCGTCGTAGTATCGTCTGACATAATCAAGCCTGGTTTCTTTTGGATATTTAGAAAAAATAGTTGCCGCAATCAAAAGGTACATAAACTGTGGCGTTTCGTAAAGTGCCCCAGTGCTTCTATCCTGCACGAGGTACTTATCAACGACCTGACGTAGACCCGCATAAGTGAACAAATAGTCACGACTATGATCAATATACGACTGAAGTTTATCAAACTCTTCTTCAGAGTAATTGTCCAAAATTTCGGCATCATAAACCCCTTTTCCAACACAATTCTCAACATGTTGCTTTAAGGTTGGGAACTCGTGCATGCGTCCATAAAGTTGCTTGCGAGTAGCAAACAACAGCAGACGAGCAGCAACAAACTGATAGTTAGGATGATCCAGATCAATCAGGTCAGAAGCAGAACGAATCAGAATCTCCTGAATCTCTGCGGTAGTAATACCATCATAAAATTGAATCCCAGACTGCATTTCAACCTGTGATGCAGATACATTTGCGAGGTCTTTACATGCCTCTTCTACCATGACATGAAGTTTGTTCAAATCAAGTGGTTCGGTCTTGCCGTTTCTCTTAATAACTTTGGTGCCGTTGCTCATATTTTCTTCCAGATGTTAAACTTAACTTTTGCTTCTAAACCTGAATATGTATTTGATTTTAACACATCCATAACATTAAGTCCAGAGAGGACCATATCATTGATGTCCTTGTCTACGATTCCGCTTGGCCAGATGACGACTTTTTCACCTCTTGAAATACATTTGTCAATGCGATTGACGATTTCTCTATTACGGGGCTCATTATCATAAACAAAAACAATACTGCTTCCTTTAAGACAACGAACATCACCGTCACTGCCACACAAAGCCACACTATTGTTGACGAAAGTGCTGTCAAAGGGTCCTTCAACCACATAGATTGGTAATTGGTCATTGACCTCATTAAGTCCATAAATCTTCGGTGCCTCCTCATCAAGCATCACAGTGATATATTTAACAGAGTTGGGAACTAGACTTCTTCCCTGAAAACCGATAAGGTTATTATCCTTATCATACATTGGTATAATAATGCGACTTTCATCCCTACCGATAGTGTCAAAAGTCTGTTTTTGAGTGTTAGTCCACTCTTTGAATTTGTGAGCAAAATAAAACTTTTCTGGATTAAGTTTTCTTTTCTCCAAGTATTCTTTGGCAACAGGAACCTCTGATGCTTTTGGAAGATCTAAACTCTTTTTGAATACTGGTTTCTTGAATTCTAGTTTTGGTGCTTCTACAACGAAGTTCTTTCCAGTATGTCCTTCCTTGAACTTTTCCAGCGTGTATTGCTTGTGAAGCGTTGAGTCTAACTCTTTTAGAAAGTTGTTGAAGGACAAACTAGCACCACAATTATGGCACTTGAAGTTGGTGTTGTTCTTCACAGAGTAAATATACCCTCGTGCCTTTGTTTTATTCTTCTGGGAGTCCCCACAGATAGGGCAGCGGAAGTTGTAGAGATCCGACTTGACCCTCTTAAATTTTTGTAGGCGTGATGAAACTAATCCAATATACTTGGAATCAACCAAATCCATTATGAAGGAGTTATTACTTCGTGCGTTCTATTGTAGCAGAGGCAGGAGAAGGAGTCAATAACTTTGGTCCAAAGGCATTGAAAACACCGATCAATACAACAGTAACTGCTAAAACTCCACCAACTTGCCATCTAAACTTAAAAAGATTATCTATTCTACTTTCAATATCTTCTACCTTCTTACAAATATCATCATCTACCTTTGCTTGAACACCTATTCTTTCATCATGTACGGCAAGCATTTTACAAATATTTTGATTTGTCTCACTCAAAGTTTGAATGGCAGTATCAACCTTATCAATGATTTGTTCGTGTGCCTTGAAGCGTTCTTGTAATACGGCTAGTTGAATCTTTGAGTCATTGCTGAACATTTTAGGTCATCCAGTTTTTGCGGGATCCTTTTCCACCATAAATGTATTTTTTCTTCTTTTTATAAACTGGTGGAGTTCCAGTTTCTATATTATACCCAAGTGATTTCTCACCAGTTCCAACAGACATGGTTGGTGCTGCATCCTCTTTAAGAGAGCGAATAATATCAATAATCTTATCTATGTCCATTAGATTGAATTAAGTTCTTTTATACAATAATTATCTTCTTGTATTTCATGAATGAGAGTTTTTGGAAACTCTGGAATTCTATTTAAAAAAATCAAAAAACTTTTAATAGATGGCCAAAGATCCTGCTCCAAATTATAAAATAATAAAGGAACAGCAGCATCATTGAAAACATTAAACAAGACTGTCAGATGATTTAAAATTAAATGTGTTTTTAAGACTCCAGTATTTTTATACCTTTTAAGAAGTCTCTTAACATACTTAATTCGCTTTAAATCATCCTCAAAATCTTCTCTAGTCAAAGCATGAGGATTGTCATAGAATTTTATAGCAAATAACAAATAGTTATTTTCATTCAACTCATCAAATCTCATACCATATTATCAGCTATCTGGGAATCTTGCGTCGTCTTGTGCGTCGCTACTAATACCACTAAATGCAACTAGAGTCTCGGACTTAACTCTAAAGTTTCCGTGAGTATCAACATAAGTCGTAACACCTACCCAACCAGCATGTGCTACCGCATAAGCAGCATTCTTACCACCGACAGTTGTACCGGCAGCAACACCTGCTTCAGTTGTATCCACACCAAAGACAGAAGAGAATCTATTTGATTTTACATCAGGGGCGTTATATTGACCGTCTTCAACAGTATATTTTGGTTTCTGTGTTACGGTATAACCAGCGCCCGCAATTGTATTAAGTGTTGGATGTGGAATCAAAAATTGAGTTGATCCAATTGAAAGTAAAGTTGCTGAAGTTATGCCAGTTACAACGGCTTGACCATATGTTGCACCAGCACCGATAACTATAATGTCACCGGTAGAAATCCCAGCAGTTACAAAAGTTGTTCCACTACCAGTAATAGTTTCAGCACCAAGATCGACTGTTATAGTTCCAGTCAGATTTGCTAAAGAATCTTGCTTGCCCCAAAGAGCCATGTTTCCCTACCTATAATTCTTTGTATACAGATATTTATAAAAAAAGGAGACCTTTACTTTTTGGTCTCCTTACGCAATACTACTTTTAGAAAGTGAGTAATAAGGTCAAGTAATCCATTCTCTTCAAATCTTTTTGTTTTTGCCAACCACTCTGACGCAGTTAACAACAGACCTAAAGCAATGGTTACTCCCCAGTTAGTTACAAAGCAAGTAATCATCCTTCAGATTGTGGTTTGAAGAGAAGTTCCTTAACAGTAGCAAGGACCATATCGTCAATGCTATTGTCGGTGGATTTTACATACTTGGTCAAAAGATCAATAACAAGGTTTTTAACTGCTGGATGTGTAGCAATCTGTAGAAGAATTGGTTTTACAACCGCTACTACTGCGCCCATGATGTCCTCCGTGTGAGAGTATCATGGGCTATTTAGTATCAGTCAAACCTTGAACTCATATTGTCTTGTGCTCTTTGTGCTGCTGCTTTTGCTACTGCTGCTTTTCTCTTCTTTGCTTCAAGTCTATCAGCAGTTGTTTCTCCTTTGGGGGTAGGTGCTCCTGGTTCCTTTTTTACACCTCTTTCTTTTTCATGTTGGGAAACAGTTCTGCCACTACGAGTCATAAGACCTTTCTTAACTTCTGGCATCTTTCTCACCATTTCCATAGCACGATTTCTTTCAGGTCTTGGTTGACCTTTACGATCTCTGGTTCTTTCATCAATTACCTCACCCTCTGCTTCGTAAGAGTTTACCATGAGAGGTTTTTTTACTGGTTTTTTAGCAGCACTTGGGGGAGGAAGTTGTGGAGCAGGAGGTGGAGTATTTGTACCTGTGCTTCCTGAAGATGGGAGTGGTTTAAATTGGGTTTGAGTTGTCATCTGCTCCCCAATAGGAGGGAGTTCTACGGTCTCTGTATTTCTTGGTGAAGGAGTGATTCCAGAAACTTTAATTCCCTTTGCTCTTAATCTAGCTTTAACTAGATCAATTTCGGTTGGAATTTCTCTTGGATCTTTTTCATTTTTGACTTCTTCGCCAAGTTTCTTACCACCGCGACGGGCAGTTAAAACAGCAGCAATCGCAGCCTTTCTTCTTTCTTCTTTAGTTCTACCCGCTAACTGTGAGGACTTGGAAGCATAAAAGTCTTTGATTGCATCACCCATATCAGTCTTGGCAGTGATTTTCTCATCAATCTGCTCACCTTCTACTTCAACTTCCTCTTGTGAAAGAGGAATACCTTTTTGAAGTTGTTGAAGTTTTGCCATCAAAATTTTCTTTTGATTAGCGACTGTTTGTTTCTTTCTTTGTTCTGTCTTACTATCAGAAGACTTTTGTGCCTGTTGCTGTTGTGACTGCTTTTGATCTTCTGCTTCTTCCTTAATTCCGCTGTTTTCATCTGGAAATACAGTGATCAATTTAGAGTTATTAACTCCTTCACCAGTGATCTTCTTTTCACCATCTTCTTCTTTTTTCTTTTCAATCAGTTCGGCAAATCCATCTTGCCAGTTGTAATCTTCTTTGCGAGTTGCAATTGCCTTACCACGAACCTTTCTACGATTCAGAAGATACTTATCAGACTTATCACGATCACCATCATTATCCACATCACCATCTTCTTGTCCGACAGGATCTAAACCTTTACCAGACTTTGTTTTTGCCGTTGATGAACCTTTATGCTTTTCTGACTTGGTTGGTTCACCATATTGAGTCATCTCAACAGATGAGATATTTGGATTCGCACGAAGTTCGGCAATCTTTGCACGAGTTGCCATTCTTACATAAGTATTGCCAGTCTTCTTATCGGTAACTCTAATTTTATATGTCTTCTCTTCCATCTCATTGAGTTGTTGAATATAGTCGGTATTTTCTACAACAACTTCCTCTTCAACACCCTCAACAAAAACTTTATACATGGCAGATACGATTGTATCTGTCGCAAGTCTCTTTGTGTCAACAAGATCTTCTCCAAGAAGCATTTGCTTTGCTCTTGCCTTTACAGCAGGAGCAGCACTTGACTTGGCAAGTTGGGACATATATGCTTTAGAGACTTGAGCAGGGTTCATTTTTGTACCCTTATTCATTGCCTGTCTTACCTTATAGCGAGTATCATAAGCAAGTTGCCTTGCCTGCTTTTCAATCTTCTCTTTTGCTCCGGCAGCAGGAGATCCTGTAGGTTTTTCCATTGAAAAAATTTAATTACTTACTTTTTCCTGTATCTATTTATGAAATTCTGTATATGGGTGGTATTAGTCATTCTCATAGCATATTTTCTTAAAGAATCTGTTCCAACTTCTCTTTGATCAGCAGGCACTCCAGAAACATTTGTCAACTTTTGTTCCTTTTGTAAAGATCTGAAAATCTTACCCTGATTTTTAGCTGTTGGTATAAAGGCACCATATGGTCCAACCTTTTTATCATCTTTATCTACAAACCCATCAATATTATCATCAGTTCTATTCACTGCTTTATGAACAAGATTTTTTAGATTCTTCATTGGAACTTCTTGATAATTTTTGGTCTCTACAACATCCTTGATCCAAGACTTAAACATAATATTGTCTTCAGTTACACAAATCAAATAGTTAGTTCCTCTACGAATAATTTTACCAACAAGACCCGTATTAAGATTTTCTACCAGTTGACCAATCTTAAAGATTTTTTCTTGTATGTAATTTTCGCGGAGATTCAACCAGTCAAATTTTGGAGCAATCTCCCAAAGGCTCCATCCTTCCTTAATTTGCATGGCAGAACGAAGAGTATTATAAAGTTCTCTTGCCTGCTTATCATTCATTGAAGCAGGAACACCTTTGCGGAAAGATTTAAAATCTCCTTCTGCTGCTGCCTTTCTTTGCTTTGATGCTGACATTCCAGATATGTCATCTTTGGCATCTGGGTCTCTTTCACCAGCAGAACGAACTTCTATATTATCAAAAGCATAGAGTTTTCCGTTATAGTTGCCAGAGAGATTTTCAAATTCTTTAACTCTATCACCACCACCGACGATTCTTACATTCGTGTATCCATCCATGTGTGCCTTCTTAAGTACATCAAAGATAGTACGATTTGCTGGATCATTAACAATCTTTTCACTATGACCGGGGAACATCTGTCTCATAATAGAGACTTTAATATCTGCATCCAGTGGATTCTTTTTCTTATCCTGACTCCTAGATGGGACAATAATATAGTCACCATCATCAGACGATTTAGCAACTGTATCTAAAAGTTTCTCATGCCCAGTGGTTGGAGGATTAAAGCGACCAAAAGCAACAGTCAAAGTTCCCTTTGTTTTTTCAACTTCTGGTGGAACCATATCTGATTTTTCTGATGCTGGTTCCTGTTGTTGAGGTGCTGGTTTTTGTGTTGGTTGTGATAAATTCTTTTCTTTATCAGTTTGTGCTGGATCTTGCTGCCCAACTCTTTGACGCTTATTATAAAACTTTAATTGACCCTTTTCCGTCTTGGCAACAAACTCTTTGGTCTTTGGATCATACCATCCACCATGACCATCACCAACTAGACCCATGCGTTCTGCCTGCTGAACCGCAGTTGATCCAGATGCTTCAGACAAAAATTGGAAAAAACTTTTCATTACTTACAGATTTCAGTAGTTATTGCCCGTTCATTTGCAACAATGTATCGGAGAACACTAGTCCTCATTTTCTTATATTTATTCATTTCCCTATCCGTCTTACATAATGAGATCTTTTTATCAAAGGTCATGTAGACATGTGCTAGAAGATCATTATACCTAGAAGATCTAGATTTTGAAATAGACTCAAAAGAATTAATAATATCTTGTATTTGTTGATTCACTTTTTGCTCACTTTGTTAAATTTAACGGCAAGATTTTCAAATTGACCTAGTTTATGTCCCGCACCAACTTTATTTGTTCTAGTAGTAAAATCCATTTCTAAAGTAGATCCATCCTTTAACACAATATTCCACGACTGTTTTGATGTTCCTGTTGCTGGTTTTGCCACTATACTAGTTACAGATGCCAATGCCTCCACTAAAACATCACTAGATTTATCGCGTCTTGCAGTTGCTTGCGTTGCTTTAACAACCACAAGAGGAACATCCTGCTGCTGTTGTGCTACTTTTTCCAATATCCATGATTTAGTTTTATTCATATCACTGTTTAATAAATTAATCAATTCTTGTTTTATTATTGCCAAATTAGTGTCATATAACTCATCATATTTACTTTTATTTTGAGTTTCAAAAGCATAAGTTTTCTTCGCCAAAACTGTTTTACCCCAAAATTTTTTATCATCCTCTGTTATTCCTGGTATCTGTAAATATTGAGGCCAAAGTTTATCTTTGAGTTGAGCATATTCACTTAGTCTACCATAGTATTCATATATTGGTCTAACATAAGTATTTAATTTTGGTTCAGCAGTATTTTCTCCACCAGCTTTTAAACTTACACCCAATAACTTTCCATTTTTAAATTGTAAAAATATATCACCTGGATGATTTGACATTACTCCTGGTGGTTTAGCACGATATCCCCAAATAACATTTGCTATTGGATGCTTCTTATTTACTGTTTCAATCCACCTAAGAACATTAATCGCATTTCTAACTTTTTCATCAAACTTTCCAGTTTCCGCTTTTTCAATAAATTCCTTTCCAGCTTTCGCATCTCTAGGATTTACATAGCATCTCAAATTTGGTTTATTATTTGCTATTATTTTTTCATAAAAATCTTTAGTACTTGTAATTGATCTAGATTTTATTCCAGTGATGAAAGCAATACATGGAAATAATTCTGTAATAGAAGCATTCAATGTGGTTTGAGACATTCCACCACGAATTGGTTTATAAACAAAAGTATGAGTTTCTGTCTTCCCACCAACTCTTATAACACATGTAGTAACCTCCATTGAGGATTCACTTTTTAATTCTCTACTTACAGTTCCAACTTTTCTTATCTTAAGTTGTTGCTCTATTATATCCCTAGTAGATACTCTATCTTGAGATTTAACAATATACTTTACAGAATTTGCCGTTGCTGTTTTGACTTTTATATCAATACCTTTAACACTCCCAAGAACATCCTGAAGTGCCATATTTAAATCTAATAACTTATTTGTATTAGCAGGCATTTTTATTTTTATTTAGTGCTCATGAGAGGACTTGAACCTCCACAGATAAATCTACTGGAACCTAAACCCAGCGCGTCTACCAATTCCGCCACATGAGCATATGGAGAATAGCGGACTCGAACCGCTGACATCCTGCTTGCAAAGCAGGCGCTCTACCAACTGAGCTAATTCCCCAAAAAACCCGAAAGGGTTAAGCACCAAGAACGGCACCAATATTATCATCAAGATCTTGAATGACTGAACGAATATCAATGATTCGTTCAGGAGTATATTCAAGACCATATCCCTTTTGTGCCTCAAACAGAACTTGACGAACTGCTGCTGCGGCACGAACATCCATTTTAACTGTTACTTTTTTATCTTTGGTCATCGGTCATCAGCAGCACGGTTTTCGGAGAAGTAAACATCAAAAGCACCTTCAGGATAACGCTTTAGAAGTTTTTGTACATTTTTAGCAACCACATCATCAAGAGTGACATCAAGTGCCATACATGCCTGGGCAACATACCACATAATATCACCCAGTTCAATAATCATGTGTTCACGATTATCTTCATTGAATGGTTTACCTTGAAAGATCATCTTCTTAACAATCTCCATAAATTCACCACCTTCGGCATTGATACCAACGGCAGCAGTCAGAAGACGCTCAATATTAGCACCCTTCTCATCAAGTGCGACAAGACGATCAGAAAGAGAAAGAAAGTCTTTGGACGCATCAGAAGTCACAGCGTCCACAAACTCTGCGTACTTATCAAAATCAACATGCTTTGCGGTTTCCATTAAAATTTAAATCCTTCAAACGACTTTTTAGGTTTCTTGTCTTCGTAATCATTATACTCGTCTTCTTGTCCAGAGTCAAGTATGTCCTTTTGAGCGGACTGTTCACAATCATACAGTCTCATCTTTGCTCTGTCAATACCCACAATAAAACGCTTGTAGATAGTTGGATCATTGTAGCGATTCTTCAATTGCTTCACCATGAGTTGTCCAAGACCTTCCAACTCTTCGGTGGAAATAAGGGCAAACATAAGATCAGCAGTAGCAGGAAGACCAAATGATTCACTCGTATCAGTCAGTTCAACATCGCTATTACCATAACCAGAGCGAGTGGTCTGGGTGGCAGAAACGATAGGAACATTTGCTTCCACTGCCAATCCACGAAGTTCTTCGGCAATTGCCTTAATATAAGAATATGAGTTGACAGAAAGGTTTGTCTTATAACGGGAAGAAGCACAGATATTCAAATAATCAATAAAGATAATATCTGGGCGGAAGGACTTCTTAAGTGACAACTCATTGAGAAGTGCCTTGAAGTGTCCACTGTGTGCCGAAGCAGTAGGATATTCTTTAATAATTAGAGTTCCTTGTGTCTTTTTGGAGAGTTTTGTAACCTTGTTTTCAAAGGTTGTCTTTGGCAGATCTGTCAAATCTTGGATGTTGACATTGAGAAGGTTTGCATCAATACGTTCAGCAATTTTCTCCTCTGCCATCTCCATTGTAACATAAAGCACATTGTGTCCGTTAAGGAGACAGGCGCTAGCCATATGACACATGAAAAGAGACTTACCGACACCTGTCCCAGCAAGAGCGATGTTAAGAGTCTTATTAGGAAGACCACCTTTCGTAATCTTGTTGAAATACTCAAGGTCAAACGGGATACGATCCTCTTTTCTGTGATAGGACTCATAGCGTGCCTCATAATCATTCAGGTAATCGTGTCCAATATGATTATCAAAGGACACTGCCAGTGCGTCAGAAAGAATAGAAGGAATGGCATCCCTATTCTTTTTTTCATTATTGCCGTCAGCAATATTGATAGACTCCATAAGTGCCAAATAAATGGCACGGTCACGACACCACTTTTCTGTAGTGTCAAGTAACCACTGCTTCTCAACTGGAAAATCAGTGAGAGAAGAACTAATCTCTCTCACTTCCTTGACTTCACTTTCAGTTAGATCGGTCCTATTCTCTAGTTCAATCTGAAGTGCTTCGGTTGTAATTGCCGAACCATACTTTACAATAAAGTGAACGATCTCCTGGAAAACAACTTTTTCCGACCTTTGATCAAAATAATCTGGTTGAATGAAAGGAATTACCTTTCTAGAATATTCTTCATTAAATACAAGGTTTCTTAAAATAGTTGTCTCAATTCGTTCCATAAGAGAATTCTTGTTTCGCGGCAGCATCAAGTTGCTGCATTACTTCTTCGGTAAAATACTGATCAGGATTTTTTAAGATTTCCTTCCCGTAAATTTTCTTACCATTGATCTCATAACGCCCCGCAGTATTCTTCCAGAGTCCAGCGAGTTCCCCGAGTTCCAGAAGACCATAATAGCGATCAAGACCACGCTCATCATAAAATAGACGGACATTGACTTCTTGGTTCTCCTTACTTAAACGCGATTTAGCAGTCTTAGCCTTGATAATGTTTCCGATGACTTCAGTTCCATCTTTCTCTTTTTTCTTTGAGAGATAGATGATAGTAGAAGCGGCATACTTAAGACCAGAACCACCGCCCATTTCTTTTGTAGGGACATAAGCACCGATAACATCATAAGTGTGGTTGGTCACGATCATTGGAATGTTTGCCTGTCCCAACTTGAGAGTGAGCATACGGAAAGCACCTTTAACAAGTTGTGATTTAGTCATGTCACGAACTTGTTTGTCGTTAAGTGCGTCAGTGATCTCTTTCTCTGTGGAAAGCATACCCAGAGAGTCTAGCACAAACATACAGGGTTTGCGTTCATCTACTGGTTTTTTTAAGTAAATATCTACTGCCTTGAGTGCCTTACTACGAAACTCTTCAATAGTAACAACATTAACCACAACAAGTCTTGATAGATCAATTCCTCTAGATTCTAGGAGTGACTTATTAATAGCGGCTTCAGTATCAAAATAGAGACAATAACCATCGGGATTGGTATCAAGAAAATTCTTAACAACGGCGAGTGAGAAGAAAGTCTTTCCAGTACTAGACTCTCCAGCAATAGCAGTAATCTTATTGCCAGATACACCGCCAAATATGCTACCTGAAACCAGTGCATTAAAAATGTACGAACCTGTATCCACATACTTTTCAGTCTCATCAATATCAGCAGCAAGTTGTGTATACTCGCCACCAACTTCTTTTACAATTTCTTTTAGAAAGTCCATCAAGCTACCATCCCGTATTGTTCACGAAGAATTTTTTTATATGGAAGTCCCTGTTCACGAAGTTCCTTCACCAGTTTAAGTTTTTGATAAAGAGCAGTATCACCACCAAGAGACATGGCGTTGATAATAGTTGAAAGCTCATTATCGTTAATAGGAAGATCCATTAGGCAAAAAATAATTCAAGGTTTACAGTTTTTTCTACATTCCACCCAATCACATCAAGGATTGATTTGAGTGGATCAATAAAACTCTTTTCAAATTGTAGTTCATAGTCAATGTATTTGTCAAGGTTAAGTTCCTTTGGAAAATCCTGAATAAAGGAGATCACATTTTCCTGAATTATATTTGGTTTTTTTAAGAAAATAAATTTGACTTTTTCACCATTACTAATAAGAGAATATTTATTGGTAAGTTTATTCTCCTTTATATAATGATTGAACAGAAGTGCTCCACGAATATGAATGGGAGTTTTCTGGGCATAGATGCTAGACGATGACGCATATTTACGAACATCAGAAGCAGTTCTTGGAAAGGCAATAGATTCTGGAGGAAGTGCTTTAAATTGCTGACGACATTTATCAATGAAGTTAATCACATCTTCTTCAGTTCCGTTCATCATTAACTTAAGTCCATCCTTAATCATCTGACGACAAGGAGCAGGAGTTGAAGATTTAATTGCTTCAATGCCCATGATCTTGAGTTTGGGTTCTTCATAGCGAACACCCTCACTATCCCAGACATTCAAAATGTAACGCTTCTTGGCAGTCCAGATTCCACGCTCGGCAATATTCTCACGCTTCATCTGCATCTTTTGGTCATAAGCATTTACATAGGTCGCCAGTTCTTCATAGCAATTTTCAATATACTTTTCAAATTCCACCTTACAGACCTTATCAAGGAACGAAACAATGCTTTCAGTAGTTTTCTCTCTTCCTTTGTATACAGTTTCAACCAGAGGACCCATATTAAGATAAATGGAATCAGTATCTGAAGCAATAACATAATCAACTCCATCAGTTTTAAGAATCTTGTTTAGATAAGCATTCATCTTGTTCTCAATCCAACGAATGGAAACCTGACCAGACAAGGTGATTGCTTCTGCGTTTGCTAGTTTGTAATAGCGGAAATACTGATTACCAATGGCACCATAAGCAGAGTTAAGTTGAATCTTTCGTGCCATCTGAATATTATTACATCTGGCAATCTCTTTAACCAATTCTTTGTTCTTTGTTTTTTCATACTCCTGTTTGGCAGCAAGCATTTTCTTCTTATAGATGGTGCGATCTTCATAAATCTTTTCCATCAGTTCTGGGAGAAATCCACGCACATCTTTACGAAACATTGCTCCATTAGCACAGACTGCTTTGTCCTTATACAACTCAAAGGTAAGATCCTGATTGAGAATCTTATCCACAGTTACAGTTGGGTGCTTCTCATCCAGAAGAGTTTCTGGTGAGATATTATACTGCATGATCAGGTGAGGATATAGAGAATTAAGGTCAAAAGACACAACCCAATCGTACATTCCAGGAATTGGTTCCTTAACATAGGCACCCGCATACTTGGAATCTTTATCGGATTTCTCTTTGGGAGGAATCACGATATTCCTTCTCTTTAGGTAGTTGTAGATAATTGTATCCCACATCCGAACCTGATAGAATACATCTTCAAAGTTTACCTTTGCATCATATGCCATCGTAAGAGCAAGTTCAATCAGTTTCATCTTGTCTTCCAGTCGGTCAACAAGTTCTACGTCTTTGATGTTGTACTCTACAAACTTCTGCCAACCTTTAGTATAGAAGTCCTTGAAAGTATCAAACTCGGAGTGATCAAGTTTTTTCTGCCCGAGTTCAACATTCGCAATATGATCCAGACGATAAGATTCTTGGTTCGTATAAGTAAATTTCTTATAAAGATCAAGATAGTCTAACTGTGAGATACCACCAATATCATATGAAATATACTTACGACCAGAAATATATGTTTCCTCTTCGGTGACAAGACCCCAAGGAGACATACGCTTCATCAATTTTTCTCCCAGAACACGATCTAGGCGACGAACGATGTAAGGGATATCGTACAGTTTACTATTCCAACCAGTAATGACTTCTGGAGTGTTTTCTTCAATCATCCACCAATTGATGAAGTCATTAAGAAGATCATACTCATTATTAAATTGTTTATAATAAACATTTCCTTGATTGAGTTTAAAGGGACCCTTTCCCCAAGTAATAATTTCTTTCGTAGAATAATCCTGAATTGTAATCAAAAGAATTTCTTCGGCAGCGGATTCAACATCAGGAAATCCATTCTCTGACGCAACCTCAATATCAAGAGTTGTCAGTTTGATTTTGTTAATATCAAACTTCATCTCTTCTTCAGGATAAGTTTCTGAAATATACTGATAGATGAACCTTTCATTTCCGTAGATTTTAAATCCCTCTACTCCATCATATTTTTTAATAAACTCACGACAGTCACGAACTGATCCAGGTTTAACTGCTTCTACATAGTCCCCATTCAAAGTTTTGTAATTAGTCTTTTTATTTGCATTGACAAAAAGAGTCGGGTTAAACTTCTCACGGGTTGCGAAATGGCGACCATTTTCGTAACCACGGACCAAGAAGTGGTCCCCGACCATTTGGACGTTTGTATAGAATTTCATCAGGCAATCATTTCAAAATATTTGGAGAGTAACTCTGCTGTTGGATCAACCAATGTAAGTATACTATCAGAATGAATCATAAATTCTTCCTGTGAACTAAATGTAATCCATGGTTCTAAAGTAAAGCTGTCCACCTGTTCAATAAGTTTAAAAGGTCTGATAAGTTTACAATCTGGTTCACCAAGTTCAGAACCAACTTCTATAATTTCAGATATTAATACAACATCATTCTTCAACAGAAGACACTTGATCGTTTGATCCATTAACTTTCTCCAAATACATTTCCTTAACACTATCTAGGGGTTCAACAAGTGTTACAACATAACTTGTTGGAACTGCGATTTCTTTATCTGCCGAAAGCATCATCCATTGTGAAAAAGTAATCTCATAAGATCTTTCATTGTCCTCCTCTGAAAGAAGAAATGGTTTGTTGATTGTTACTTTTTGAGGATTTGTGAAAAGATAGGCTACTGGTTTATTGTCAGAAATTACCTCTTTAACATCTGTAATTACCTGATCTCCAGACTTTAATAAAATTACTTTGATTGACATTTTTAATCGGTCCCTCCGATCATTATAGCAAGAAAAAAAGGAGGAGTCAACCTGGATTTTGCCAGGTGCTCCTCGCGCCGACGATATTCAATTCTATTTAGAGATAGTCCTTACGCTTGTGATGCTCTGGGACAATTCTACCCAAAGTAACTGTTAAAAGCCCATCCTCAAAATCAACTGATCGAACTTCCGTGTCGTCAGAGAGCGTCCATGCTCGTGTAAATGACCGTTGAGCCAGACCCTTGTGGAGATAATTGGTTTCCGTTTCT